TCTAATTCAAAATAATGTTTTTGCATAATTTTATTTGCTAAAGTGTTTTAGATAAATTGCCTGTTGTCTGATACCAAATTCTCTGGTAAGGACATTAGATGCACATTCATCGGCCATAAAAAAGCTTAGTCCGATTATCATTTCTGCTGCACTGTGTTTTCTTGCGCGACCTTGGATCATTCCTTCTGAATCGGTCAGCTTTGTAATTACATCTGCCAATTGCGCCTGAGTTTCAGCTTGATTGACTAATTGCCATGTTTCTAATTCTGTCATATTGTTTTGTTTTTGTTTTTCCAGCCACCAAGTGGCATAATTTCTTCGTGAGTTCCTAGTGGATGTTTTTCATTAACGTCTTCTTCTCTACCAGAAGCAATGCCCATGATTTTGATGTTTTGATTTCCAGCAATAATCTTGGTTTTTTCAATTGCTTCTTGATTATCTTCAGCCATAACACATGCGACAAAGTCTTTATATTTACTGAATGCAGGATTTTTGTGATCCTCATCATAGTAATGTAAATAATAAACTGTTATTGGCTTTTTCATCTTATCTTACCTTTGGCTTTAGACATTTTTTATATGCTACTTCTGATTTTTAGTTTCAACATAGAATTTCTTTTTCATCTCTTCTTGATTTTCAGGAGTCCATGAAATTATAAAATCTCTCAAAACTTGTTCGTCAAGACTATAAATATATGTTTTATCATATGGTAATTTAAGTCCTTGCATTAAAGTTTCAAATTCAAGAATAAGATTGGCTTTAACGTTTAGTTTTTTAAGAAGTTCGCGTTCGTTCGGTGTTAGATTTTTTTCGTTGTTTGACATGATTTTGGTTTAAGAAAGTTGATAAGATTTTACAGTGTTTCTGTAATTTACTACGGCACGAGCAAGAAGCTCTAGTCGATAATTTGGATTGTGAATTAAGATACGTTCTTTGCGTTCAAAATCTCGATTTGCCCAATCACTCCATTCTTTTACCATTCTAGTTGGATTAAGTTGGTAAATTGGAAACATGGTTTTACCAGTTCTCCAACATTTAGTTGTTGTCTTACGTCGAATGTAACCACTTTCATAACTAATATAATCACAACTAGTAATTGGATCATGAAAACAAATTGTACCATTGTCAGCTTGACGTTGGCTAGTTACTTCGATACATTTAAGTACTTCTAATTTCTTGCTCATTTTTTTATTTTTAAGTTTATATTAAAGTCCAGTTTCTCTCTTAAAATCGTAATCTTCTTTTGCAGCCTCAGAATAGACATTAAGATTTAAATATCTGCCTTCTGAAAGTTTACTAGTTGAGGTACGAGTTTCTTCGTGATCCCAATTAAAACAAAAATCATACTCTTCTTGAGTTAAATACTCTTTGGTATTCATGATCTCTTGATACTGTTTGTACTCTTGTTCTGTTAAATAAAGTTCTTCTGTCATGTTGTTTGTTTTTAATTATAAGGCTAATATACAACTAATATTTGATATAAAAAAATATATTATGATAAAGTTATTAACAATTCAGCTTTTTTTGCTTTAATGTGCTTGCAATCACCTCGGTGGAAGCTTTTTGCAGGACATGAACAATTCCAAGATCCATTACTATCTGAAATTGTATAAGTTACTCCAGCTCTAGAACCATCTACTTGCCATTCTCTTTTAGGTGACACTGGCAGAGTCTCTTTTTTAGGTACATTAACTGCTTCCTCAAACCTAATCTGATCTCTAGTAGTACCATCTGGCACAGGGTGCCAACCTGGACACACATATGTACCTGACAATGTTTTGACTATGCCAAAAACATCACCATAAAAAGCACTCTGTGGAAATGTGTAGATTTTCATAGATTATCTCTCTAAGATTACAAATTCACCGAAAGCATTATCAAACACTTGTAAAAGGTGTTCATAGTCACCTGACATCATATCAGTAATAATGGCAGCACCTCTATCCTTCCAACCCAATTGAGTTGCAAATCGTTTAGCATAAGCCATTAATGCAAATGCATTTCCATCAGGTCCTGTTAAGTCGATGATAATTGGTCCGTTTTTCTCTTGTTTTTCTCTGATCATTTTGTTTATCTTTTGATTACTTAGCTAATATACACAAAAAAACCCAAACTAAAAAATTTGGGCTCAACTATTTTTAAAAAAGTTACGAACAATTTACATTCTATGTTTAAATTCCTTTAAATATTGACATTTTTCATACTCTTCTTGAGTTTCGAAGTATTTGATCATTTCATCTATTTGATGTTCTGTGGGTTCTTGGTCGGTTTCTATAAAAAATTCAGGAATTAAATCTTCTGGAAAATCACCACCCTGGTGTACAGTAATAAAACATATACATGTTAATATTTGCATAAGTGTTACATTGCCACTTATGATTTCATAACTATTTTCGATAGCTTTACCTCGGTTTCTCATACTCTACCAATTTTTCTTGTAATTCACATCGTCAACCCATGAGAATAAACGAGTCTCTTCGACATCATGTAGAATAATAGTCTTGTCAGTTATCTTATCATTATAAAAATATTCATAATTAAATAATGCAACATCTAGATCCATTTTTTCAATAATCTTATTATTAAATGTTTTACAACCATGTGCCCATGTTATTCTATCGTAGACGCTCAAACATTCGTTAATGATTCTACTTTGAGGTGTAGATCCATATACAGTACAATCAATAAGAGTATTGTGTTCTTGAGTGGGTTTCATTCCAGCAAAAAATGTGTGCTGTTCTGAAAGTTCATCTAATATCAAATCAAATGGTCTAATAGGTTTTGCATCAATATCACAATAAACACCACCAAAATCTCTAAGTAAAAGAAGTCTAACTCTGTCAGCAATAAATGCCCATTTATAAACTTCGGGTTCCTTTACATAATTTTGTAAAAATGGATCATCTTTATAAATATCATTGAATATTTCGTCATGACTCCATAATTTATATTCCCAATCTGGATGCATTGCTTGCATCTCTTCGCCAAATCTTTTACACCAGTCGGGTACTTCTTTAAATCCTATCCATACTTGATGCAGCTTCTTGGGTATTTTATTTCCTGCCATTTGTTTCTATTTATTTTTAGTCCAAACTAATTTTCCATCCACTTGCACATTTATAACATTAGGATTTTTATCTAAAATTGCATTAATATATGCTTTCCAATTTTTAACCTTGTCATATGCTTTGGTTTCACCGTTAGACAATTCTACGATTACTGTTGAACCACCTGGAGTTAGACTTAAATTGTTTGTTCTAAACTCGTCACTTACGTAATATCCGCTCATAATTATTTTATATATTTGAATAAATTTAATACCTCTGGGCACTCAAATCTTTCTGGGTGCCATTGAACTGCAATTATTTTAAGTGCTTCATCTTCTATGGCTTCTGGAATCCAACCACCATCAAATGACATATGAGTCACTTTAAAATTATCTGCAATAATTGAACACCATTGATGGTGTCTAGAATTAACTTCAAACATTACATCGTCCAGATTTTTGATATAATGAAATTGTGATTCTCTTTCGCTATGATCCTCATCATCTGAGAATTCATCACTTTGATGATACTCTACTATTCTGTCTTTTAAGTCTTCTACCTTACCACCAAAATAGTGATTTAATATTTGCATACCACGACAAACTCCTATAATTGGTTGTTGTGCATCTAATGCCATTTTTATCCAAATAAGTTCACGTCGATCTCTTTCAGGATTTTTACCAATATCTGCACCTCCACATAACATTAACGGAGCATCTATTTTTTTGTATCTAAGATCTATCATAACGGGTTCAAAACCCTTTGATATAATCCAATCAATATATGCCTTTCCTTCTATTTCACCCCTCGGTGGCGCAACGAATACTTTCAAACCATTTTATTTTTTTAAGATCACTTGTCTAATTCTGTCAAATATTTTCTTTAAATCTTCTTCAGAATCAAATGACCATTGTTCAGTACTTAGTGTAAAGAAACATTCACCATCTCGGTCAATACCAAGACTTGATTGTGCTTTAACTTCTAAGAATTCATAATCATTATCACCGTCCAAACAATGTGTGTCTTGTGAGAATTTAAATGTTGCCTCTTCTAAAATTAGTCCTTGCTCTTCCATATTAGTTATATTTAAAAATCTCTTTCAGTTTCATAAATAGCTTTAATCACCGGAAATCTTAGTGAATTTGTGCCGTTTTGATTTGTGGTTTCTTCAAAATATTGAATAGTTACTTGTTTACCGATAATTTGATCAGGATTATTAAAATAATGTCTACGTTGTTCATGACTAAAACCACTACCAACTTGAACTCTATTTCCTTTATGTTCGATAATGATATTTTTTAACATTAATTCTGAAACTTCTGCACCATCTACAATAACTCTGTTAACATCATTCTCAACATCAAGTACATAGTATTCTGCATCTATGAATGATTTTACTTTAAGAACCTCATCAGATCTCTTACCTTTGTAAGTTGTATTCTTACGTAACATAAGTCCTTCCCAACCTTCGTTTTTAGAGTGCTCTAATAAACTAACAAACATATCATCTGCACATATGAATTGATCAAGAACCGAAACACCTTTTAAATCATTAGGTACAATACTTTCAATGTTTGCAATACGTTGACCAAATTTTGTAGTTGAAACCTTAGATTCAAACTCTTTAATTGTTAAATGGTCAAAAATGTAATAATGAGGTTGTTCGATTGTGTGATCTTTACGTTTGATCTCTTTCATGATACTTGTGAAATCCTCGTTTCCTTTCTCATCAATCATACAAATCTCGCCATCTAATACTGTATTAATAAGACCAAGTTGTCTAATAGAAGGTTTAAGATTATCAAGTGTTAAGAATTCATTTCCTACACGAGAATAAAATCTAGGTTCGCCTAAGCCATCAATAATACAGACACATCGACATCCATCTAGTTTACGACTAACAAACCAACCATCTGACCATTTAACTTTCTTTTGAGTTTTTTCGTCATAAGCTTTTGCTAATGCAACATCAAATGTTGGTATCAAATCCGGGATTGCAGTATTAATCATGGATGCCGTAGCTCTTGTTTTAAGATTACGATCAATGATATTAAAGATTAGCTCCTCGGATTCAGGGTATGCGCCAACAAACGCATTAACTGCTTGAATAGCGGAGTGGCCAGTAATATTACGATCATTAAGGTCGTCGAGCAAACTAAAAAGATTGCTATACATGTTTTCTGGAGCAACCAAGTCGCTGCGTTTTTTACAAGTTTCTGAAGTAACATAATATTGTTTAAAAGTATTATATGTATACTCCAATACTTTGCGAATTGCCAAATTGTCAGCATATTGTTTTAATACATTTAATTTATCAGTATTACTATTTGTAGAATTTTGAGCATCTACGAACTCTTGTATTTGTTTTAAATCTTGCATTATTCTTCTATTTTATCTTCGATTACTAAATATTTTTGACCACCTTCTAATTCTTTAACCGTACCACTTTCAATAAGTGTTTTAACGTAATTAGGATTTTCTCTATTAATATGAGCTAGGATTTGAATCGTAGGCTCCATGTAAATTACTTTCATATTATATGATATTATGTGTTACTTGTTTAATTAAGCAGGATGAAGACCAAATATAAGGGTTTCACGTCTAACTGCTTTTTCGCGTTCCATGAAATAACTTAACTTGGTAGTATAGTAATTCAAATCTTCGATATCTAAGTTTTCAATTGCTTGATTAACTTTGTAACGATAGTAACTAATTTTGTCTGAATAATCTTTTTTGGTGCTCATATTTTGTTTGTTTTTAATTATAGAGTAAATATACACAAAAAAAGCCAAACAAAAAAATGTTTGGCTAATTATTTTTAAAAAAGTTACGAACAATTAGGCCGTTTTGTTATCACTTGTAATCATTCTTTGAATATATTGGTCGACTAATCTGCTAACCGCTTCCGGTTTATCGTCTGATGTAAATTTAACTTTGATTTTTGCCATACCAGAATTATTAGTGTTTGTGGCACCTGAATCTACTTCAATTCCACCAAGATTATGTTTATAACCTTTCTTTCTAAAAAGACCCAGTATTGATTGTTTAACTTTAGAAACTGGATCGTCAGTGTTTCCAAAAACTAATCTTGTTTCAAATTCTATATCTAATTCGCTAAGGCCGATTGACGAGTGATCTGCTAAAATATAAAGAGGAACTGTAACAGTCTTTTCTCCCACTTTAAAATCTATTGTTTTTGGAACACCATTATCAAAATAATTGGCCAAAGAATTTATGTGTTGTTTCTCACTAATTCCTTGTGCAACCATTGCTGCCTCTAAAAGACCACCAAGAAGCTCTTCAATATTTAATTTAGACATTTTACATTTATTATTTAATATTATACACAAAAAAACCCGATTGTTTCCAATCGGGTTTAAATTTAAAAAATATTTGTTTTAATATTATGCTGGACCGTTAGCGTTCTTAGAAGGCTCGATCAATGATGGCTCTAACATTTGAGTTAGGTAATCAGAAAGCTTTAACATACCTTCAGTTGGTGGTAATTGCTCAGCGTGTACCTTTACATCATACTTAGCTGAATTATCAGTGCTTCTTGTATTCTCGTGGTGAGCTGCAACGCTTCCTGACATAGTAGCTGAGTATTTCATTCCCCAAAATCCACCTGATGCGCTAGCGCTAAAACTTGCAGAAGAATCTGAAGAATCTTTGTTAACTTCTGATGTTTTAACTTCCATTGTGAAAGCAATATCAGCAGATGTGATTGCTAATGCTGGAAGTGGAACTAAAGGTAACATAGGAACTTTAGAATAAAGAGTCTTAACTGACTGAGATCCATCAGTAGGATCTGTCATAACTCTTTGCATTTGTACGTCTAAAGATCTAGCGGTAGTATTACCATCTTTATCTGTTACGAATGCTACTTCGTTAATGTATTTCCATGTTACATCGTTTAATTTTGCTTGACCTTTCGCCATACCGACGATTGGAGAAACAATAAGGTCTTCAATTGGTAGACCTGTGAATTGAGCTGAAATATCTGCTGCCATAATTTAGTGTTTTTTATTTGTTTTTATATTATTATAGTATATATCCTAGAGCTTATCCGAATTTTACCAAACCATTATATTGTTTTTTGATGTCTTCAATTTCTTGTAGAGCTTCTTTAAATGATTCTATGATTTCTTCGCTTACTGCAAAATTAAATACAGTTTGACAACTTGGACAAACTGACATAGGATTCTTAACAATAAAATCTAATGTTATTCCTAGTGGTGTTTGACAATTTGGGCAAGGTAAGGCCATTTATAATATAGTTTAAGTATTGTATTAAAAATTACAAGTTAGTTTCATGTTATGCTATATCAGTTGATTCTAATAAAGTATATGTGAATGCATTTCCGTGAATTGCTTTAGCCTTATTAATAAGTACCATAAATTCATTGAAATCTTTTATTTTCTTAAATACTTGACATCCTTCTGACCAATTTTCCACATACATGGATTCACTAGTTGGACTAGATCTGTGTCCATTAATTCCAAAAATACCTTCTTGAATAATAGTTTCATTAAAGGTCATATCCTTATTTTTATCACGATAAACTTTAACTGGTTTAACTTGACGCATGGCCTCGTATTTACCTTGATGTAGACCAACTGCCCACATTCCTCTATATTGGCCAGGAACTACTCTTGCAACTCCATTCGGATTGTGATATTCTTTAACTGCCTTTGTTCCAGGATCGGTTGTAATTGCCCATTGATAGAATTTCCAAACACCACCTTCTTTAAAAGATAGGGTCATAAAATCATCAAACACATTAGTTACTTTGTCAGCAATTGCAGTAGCATTATTTCTAATACCTACGATATTAACATCATAACTTTTATTGGCATCGTCATTAAACCACGCATATCCTTTTGCTTTAACAGCCGTTTCTATTTGTTCTTTAGTGTACATACATTATTTTTTTGATTTTAATTCATCTATTGCATCTTGAGTATATTTATCCTGTTGATCTTGAAGATATTTAATTCGATCCAAGAAGATTTGTTTATCTTCTTTGTCAGTTTGCTGAATATATGTTTTTTGTTCTTCATATAGCTTTTGCCAATATGCTACGCGCTCTTCCATCATTACTCCTTGATACCAAATTACGGCTAGCATAATTACAATAGTAAATGATTGCTCTTTTAATTTGCTAACGAATACGTCTACAAATCCTTGAGTTGGTGTTTGATTCTCTGCCATTATGAAAAATATAAATTTGCTTCAGCGGTTCTACGCTTAGTTAAACCGGCAAGTGTTTTACCACCAGCCTTGTTCCATTTTAAAAACTCAGCTCTAATAGTAGGATCACTTGGATTAGTATTAACTTTTTTAAGTAAAGTGCTTGATTTTAAATTAGCAGGTCCTAGATTGTAACAAAAACTTACAAGTGCATCAAACTGATTTTGATTAATTGTATCAATACAGTATGCGTCAACATATTGTTCAAAACTAGAAAGCGACCATGATAATAATTCTACTGCACGTTTTTCTGTAATAATAGGATCTTTTAAAGTTACTTTTGCTTTATTCTCATAAAACGTATTACCGTAGCCTATTGTCGGTACATTTGCTGGGCACAAATAAGGTTTTAAAT